CTATGATCGAAGGCGCGGTCGCACAGCCGGCGGTTATCTACCCCTACGGGGAGCCGGAGAAGATTCCCCTGTCCAACGACTACGGCGTGTCTATGTTCTTCGACTACGGCACGAAGGCCCTGACCCCCGACCTGATCTTCACCTACTCCACCAGCGTTACTTCCGAGTAATCGGAAGGGCGCGCCCGTGAAAGGAGCGAATCACAGTGAAGTTTATCAACAAACGAACCGGCGTGATCCTGGAACCCCGAAGCCGCATGGTCGAAGACCAGCTTCGCAAAAGCACGGAGTATGCCCCCTATGAGCCGCAGAAGGCCGCAGACGAGGGCGAAAAGCCGCTGGCGAAGATGAACAAGGCCGAACTTCTGGAAGCCGCCCAGGCGGCCGGAATTGCGGTCCCTGACGACGCCACGAAGGCCCAGATCGTCGAACTGGTCCAGGCGAAAGGCGCGGAGTAGCCCAGGGCCGCCGAAAGGTGGTGGAAACGTGCTTCAACAGATTCTTTCTTCCCTGGACGGCCTGACCGACCTTGAACAGAAGGAAGTCCTTCGTGTCCTTATGTCGAAGGACGGCCGACTGGAAAAGGTCAAGGCCCTTCTGGGGATCACCGGAACAGACCAGGACGAAGTTCTTCTGTTCGTCATTCAGACGGTCGAAGACCTGGTCCTGGCCTATATCAACCAGGACACGCTTCCCGCCCCGCTGGAAAATGCCCTGATCGTCATGTGCGTCAGCTACTACAAGGCCGCCGGCCTGGGGACCACCCAGGCGGCCGTCGGTCCGGTCGCGTCCGTGAAGCGCGGGGACGTCACAACGTCCTTCGCCAACGCTTCCGGCGCTTCCGGATCGGCGTCGACCTTCAACCTGGGCGCAGAAGGCGACGACTTCTTCGGCTGGCGAACGGTCCTGAACGAGTTCCGGCGGTTAAGGTGGTGATCGTATGTTCGGAAATCCCGCCGCAGAGCGCGCGGCGATCGAAATGACCTACGAAGACACCGCCACGATCAGCCGGACCGAAACCACGACGGGGTCGAACAACATCACGAAGACCGTTCCTGTCGTGAAGTATTCTGAAATCATTTGCGCGCTGTCGTATTCAGGAAGCGACAAGAGTCAGCAGACGGACGCACAGAACGAAATCGACTATGACGCCGTTCTGTTCACCGCCCCCGACCTTCTGGTCCTTCCTGGCGACAGTGTTTCCCTGAAACGCTTCGGCCGAATGGACCCGACCAGTCAGCGCGTCCTGACCTTCCAGGTCGTCGGTCGCCCGGCCGTCTATGCTACCCACCAGGAAATCCGCGTGAAGGACGGTGATCTGGCGTGACCCTGAATAACTTCATCGAAGCGATCGCGGGGAAGCTGACCGCCGTGTGGCCTGACCGGAAGGTCTACGTCGACGAAATCCCGAAGGACGCCGACGGCCAGTTCTTCGTCGGGATCATTGAATCGGAGCAGGAAAAGCACCTGGATCGCCGCTGGAAGCGGTCGATCCAGTTCGAAGTCCTGTACTTCCTGAACACGAAGGAAAACATGGAGTTCAACGCCTGGGCGGAAACCATGTTCGACCAGTTCGACGTCCTGACCGTAAAGGAAACCGACCAGAAGGACCGGACGGTCCGGCTGACCGGCCAGAAGGCGACGCCGAACAAGAACGCCCGCGTCTTCCAGTTCACCTTCGACGCCGACTTCTTCTTCGTCGTGACCCCGCCGGAAATCCCCTTCATGGAAAACCTGGACCAAACAGAGGAAGTGAAGTAATGGCAACAGCAAAGAAAGCGGCCCACGCCGCAAAGAAGGCCGGCGTCGCAGACCAGGCGGCCCCGACCTACACGAAGGAACAACTGGTCAAAGCGAAGACCCTGAACCTTCCCAGGGACGCCGTCGCGGCCGTCCTGGAAGACGGGAAGGTCTACACGAAGGACCAGGCCGTCAGCCTGGTCACTGATTTTCTGGAAAGGAAGGTGTAAGTCATGCCTATCGGTGGCGGAACTTTTACCACACAGAACAAGATCCTTCCCGGCGCGTATATCAACTTCGTCAGCCTGGGAAGCGTCGTCAAAATGGGGACGCGCGGGATCGCGGCCCTTCCCCTGGAACTGAACTGGGGACCTGAAAACAAGGTCTTTTCCATCTACGCCGAGGACTTCAACAAGACCGCCCTGACCGTCTTCGGCTATGATCCCACGGCGGCCGACATTCTTCTGGTCCGCGAAGCCCTGAAACGCGCCAGGACCCTTCTGATCTACCGCGTCAATTCCGGCGGCACGAAGGCGACCGCGACCGTGGGCGGAATGACCGTCACGGCCGCCTATGGCGGAACGCGCGGGAACGCGATCAGCGTCGCGATCCTGACCAACGCCGACGACGCGACGAACGTCGACGTCGTGACCTACCTTGACGGAATGGTCATGGACACCCAGACCGTCGCAAAGACCAGCGGGTCGGCCAACCTGAAAGCGAACGACTTCGTCACCTTCGGGAGCGCGGCGAGCCTGGAAGCGGCCGTCGCGACCACCCTGACCGGCGGCACGAACGGAACCGTCAACGGCGCGGCCCACACGGCGGCCCTGAACGGCTTCGAAGTGGAGTCCTTCAACGTGATCGGCTATCCCGGCGACGACGACACGATCAAGGCCCTGTATGCGACCTTCGTGAAGCGCCTTCGCGACGACGAAGGGAAGAAGATCGTCGGCGTCCTGTACGACTACAAGGGGAACAACATCGGCCTGATCAACGTGAAGAACGGCGTCGTCCTGACCGACGGGACCACCGTCACCGGCGACAAAGCCGTCGCGTGGGTGGCTGGCGCTTCCGCCGGCGCGGAGATCAACGAAAGCCTGACGAATACCGCCTACGACGACTCCGTGGACGTGGACATCAAATATACGAAGTCCCAGTTCGAAGCGGCGATCCAGGCCGGCGAGTTCGTTTTCTATGCCGACTACGGGACCGCCCGTGTCCTGACCGACATTAACAGCCTGACCGACTTCGGCGGCGGCATGACCGAAGACTGGACTTCGAACCGCGTGATCCGCGTCCTGGACGGCTGGGCGAACGACGTCGCCCGGATTTTCGGTGATTCCTACATCGGGAAAGTCACCAACAGCGACACCGGCCGCCAGCTTTTCAAGGCCGACCTTGTGTCCCTGGCCTTGCAGTATCAGGACATCGACGCGATCAGTGACTTCGTGTCCGAGGACATCACGATCGCCCAGGGCGTCGGGAAACGGGACGTCGCCGTCGATTCCGCCCTGAAACCGAACGACAGCATGGAAAAGCTGTATATGACGGTCGTCGTCAACTAACGGAAGGAGTGTGAACCGAAATGAAAACCCTGAACGCGCCTGATACCATTTCCGGCAAGGAAGGCCGCGCGTATGCGAAGATCGACGGGAACAATGAAGACCTGTTCTTCGCGAAGACCATCGAATCCACCGTCGAGAAGTCGAAGTCGGAAGTGAAGGCGATCGGGAAACGCATGACCGGCCACAAGACCACCGGCGGCAACGGAACCGGGTCCATGACCCTTTACTACATGACCCCCCTGTTCCGCCAGATGATCAAACAGTGGAAGGAAACCGGCCAGGACATTTACTTCGACATGGTGATCGAGAACGACGACCAGGAGTCTTCCGCCGGGAAGCAGTCTGTCCTTCTGATCGACTGCAACCTGGATTCCGTCGTCCTGGGAAAGCTGGACGGCGACAGCGACGACCCCCTGGACGAAGACGTCGACTTCACCTTCGAGGACTTCGACATTCTGACCCCCTTCACCCAGTTCTGATTCTGAAAGCGAGGTAAAAAACAATGGGTAAACTGCAAGACTTCCTTATGGAAGCCCAGATCGGCACGACCCAGACGGAAGTCCAGATCGCGCCCTTCCCCTATCCCTTCATCGTGAAGTCGATCACCGAAGCAGAGAACAAGGCGATCCGGAAGACCTGTCAGAAGGTCGAGTTCGACAAGAAGACCCGCCAGAAGCGGATCGACACCGACACCGACCTTTACAACGCCCGCCTGGTGGTCGCCTGTTGCGTCGAACCCAACTTCAAGGACGCCGCCCTGCAGGAGAAATACGGAGTTCGCGGCGCGGAAGACCTAATCAACCGCGTTCTGAACCCTGGACAGTACACGGATCTGCTCCTGGCTATCCAGGAGATCAACGGCTTTTCTGACGATATCAACGATCTGAGGGAAGAAGCAAAAAACTAATCACGGGGGGCGGAAATGAGGCGGACGCCGACGGCGAATCGGTTTACGCCCATTACGCTCTCCACCGGCTGAAAATCCTTCCAGGCGCGCTTCTGGCCCTTCCCAGGCGGGAACGGGCCTTTATCTATGCTTCCATCGACCTTCAAATAGAGAAGGAAAAGAAGGAAGCGGCGAAGGCGAAGCGCCGGAAGGGCAAGAAAGGAAGGTGACGACGTGGCCGGCGTATCTACAC